GTTCTTCAAAAAGACCCTTCATGCCAGACAGGAAGGATTCAGTCATTTCGGTCTTGAGACCATGTTCGATTGCCAACTCATTCTCGGTCATCCACTCTTCGCAGACATATTCGAGATATGCGTCAACTCTCTCGGTGAGTTCTCCCTTAAGGGATTGTCTCTCCTCTGCCAGACGTTCAGCGTACTGGACCTCCAGGGTTTCCTGGATTTCTTTGATTTTAGAGGTTAATGCAGCTTCAAAGATGACACGTGCCTTTTCTTTGAATTCTTCGGAGAGCTCTTCGCCACCGAGAAGTGCATTCACGTCTTCTTCGATGTCAACAGACTCTTCGGTAACTTCTTCAGATTCGGATACAATCTCTTCCTCTTCGAGGACTTCCTCTTCGGTTTCGATCTCTTCCTTAGCCATTTTCTTCATTGGATCAGCAGCCTTTGCGCCTTTGTTGACTACATCACTGACAGTTGCGATCTTAGGCTCTTTGAGCTTTGCAGAATCGTTGTCAGGCTTGTAGTTCTCAGGGGTAGGACCACCGAGATCTTCGTAGGAAGTTGACAGGCCTTCGCCTGGGCTGGAAAGCTTACCCATACCTTCAGCAGGTTTAGCGTTCGCGTTCACAGCAGTTTTTGATTGCTCCATTTCTTGTAAATCTCCACGAGACATTTGAAGTTACTCCGATTAACCTTTTTTAATCTATATTTATTTATAAATTGTATAATTCAATATAATCAAAGATTATTTAAGAAGTTGTTGAATAAATCAAGTTTCTTCTCATCAAGCTGACCTTGAGTTACAAGCGTGTTGATTTGCTTGTAAGTCTTCTTTGCGGTCTGCTCTCTCAGGATGCCACCATCCCAAACCCAATCCTTACCTTCCATGATACCTTCAACGAAAGCATCTGGTGCAGACGGGTCAGCAACGATGTCAGCAGCAGTTGCTAACATGAAGTCGTCACCTACAATGTTTACTCCTTCTCTGGTCTGTTTAAGTGAGCCGATGCCTCTACTAGAAACGCCAAGTTTAACTCCCTCCCCGATAAGTGACTTCGCAATATTACCCATCGGAGTTGATAAGATTTTCGCTTTACCAATGAAGTTGTTTCCGTCTTCTTTGAGGCTAACAATCTTGTGACTAACGCGGTCCAAATTAACAGTTGGACCATCGGGGTGTCCGAGTTCTCCAAGAGCTCTACCAGAATTGATGTGGTTTTCTGTATATCTCTGGACTTCCTTTCTCAGTCCCTCCATTTGATACATTCTACCATTACGATTGCAGATATTTCCTTGGAGGAAAATACCTTCAATGTACATCTGTTTTTTACCGTTTCTTTCTTCAACGATAAAATTTACTGATTCGATTTCTTCTCTGATAAGTTTCATTGGTTTCCTCAGGATACTTGTACTTGTTGGATATAGACTCTTCCAGTTCCAGATTGTGTCTTAGCTGCAACCATGATTGACTTTCTCAAAGTCGCATCAGGTGAACCAAAGACATCGGTGACTGAACTTGAATCGTGATCAACAACGATCCTGGTACTGAAATAACCACCTACTCCTGAAGAATTGTTGACACTAGATACAATCTTGTGACTAAAGTCGAAGTTAGATTGACCACTTACAGTCAGAGAAACAGCATCTCCAACAACAAAAGGACTACCAGTTCCTTCAGGAAAATCAATAGTTGTCGTCGTACCAGTGGTGATACCTACAACTCTTTGAGCCATGACTGGACCAAGAGAGATTTCTTCGGAATCAGTAGAGCTCACATAAAAATTATCATGTGTTGCCGTAGGAAGAGTTCCAATAGCAACAAAAACTCCTGCACTCTCAGCAACGACTCGAATTGAATCTGATTGTTGAGAGATTGCTACTGACCTCGCAGAGGTAGTGCTGGTTGCAAATGTTGTATTAACACCTACTGGTTTTAACGCACTCATCTTCTTATTATAGTTTTATAATATCTATTTATTATTCTTCGGTCTCTTCTTCAGGTTCTTCAATAGAAGCTTCTACCTCAGGCTGAGTTTCCTCAGGACCATCGAAGATTGAAGCAGCGACATTAGGTCTACTTGCTTCAATTTTTTCTGCACTCTTGGCAAAAAGAATATCCTTAATTTTATCACTAATTTGTGATGTAGACTCGTCGGGACTGACGAGCATATCCATAAGTTCGTCCATTTCAAAAAATGTTACTACAACAAATATTTAGATGACACCACCTGGAGGGTTCTGAGTTCCTGGTGCTTCAGGATCTTTTGGTGATGTTGGTGCCTGCATTGCATCTGGTGTTGCACCAGGTGCTGGTGCCATTCCTGGTTCTGCTGGTGCACCAGTCATAGGATCAACCATTGCATTAGGATCAGGAATCACACCATTCTCAATCTCCTTTTCAATCAATTCATCTTGTTCCAGAATTTCTTCATCGGTCTGTCTGAGAATATTTCTTCTTACATAATCCTGAGAATAATACTTACCAACATAAGGCTCTGCAAGTTGTGCAAGATTCAGTCTCTCGGTTGTAAGTTCTGCTTCCTTCAGTTCAGCAAAGTGATTGTCATACAGGAAGTCATATTGAATATGATCAGCCATGTACTCCCAATCCTCAGGAGTAACAACATTCTTGAGAATAAGTTGAGTTTTCAGCATATCGTTAAACATTGCTGAGAATCTCTTTCTCATTCTTCCAACAAACTTGGAGAACTTGATTTCATCTCTCAAGATTTCAGAAGAACGACCCAGTGAGAAACCACCTTCACCTTCGATTCTGGTCTCAGGCACATTCAGAGCTCTGTAGAGTTTTCTCTGGAAATAATTGATATCAGTAATTTCGCCGAGGTTTTGACCACCAGGAAGTGTTGTAATTTCTGTACCACGACCACCTTCTCTACGTGGTAACCAGAAGTCTTCCATCATTGACATAAACTTCTTGTCATCACGCATCTCACCAGTGTTTGCGTCATAGACCATCTTATTTCTATAACGCATCATGACATCACGAAGGTATTGTTCTGCCTTTACCTTAGGAAGATTACCAACGTCAATGTAGAAAATTCTACGTTCTGGTGCTCTTGAAAGTCTGTAGATGACCAGTGAATCCTCAATCATCATCAACTGATTGAGAGGTTTGATTGCTTTATGCATCCATGAAAGAGTCAAACCTTTGTTTCTATCCACCAAACCAGAGGTACAATATGCAACAGAATCACGAGTTAACTTGATTCCTTTCTGTGGATTACCGCCATAACCACCTCTAGAGGTTCCCATATCTGGAGTATATAGGAAATACTCTTCAACTTCAGGGAAATTATATGCAGTTGGATTTGCAGACTGACCGAAGTCATCCCTTACATTACCAACAGTTTTATCTTCTTTTTTAAGTTTACGGATATATCTGATCTTCGATGCATCAATATATCTCAGTTCTTGAATACCATCCTGAGGATTCTTTTGGTCGATGACCTTATTGTAATAGAGTCTTCCGTCAATATACCAGTTACGGAAAATCTCATGTGCCTTTTTATCAAAGTCAAGAAGTTCACAAATATATCTAAACTCTTCTCTTACAATCTTTTTAATCTTATCACTTGCATTCAGATTCGACAGTTCAATCTGTACGGGTGAATCGTTAGTGTCTGCAACAATTGCTTCGTTTACAATATCTTCAATTGCACTATCACACTCTGGATAGAGTGCCATTGTCCTATATCTACGAATCAAATCAGTCTCATTTCTGTAGAGACCTTCGATGTCTAAATTATAACTACCAAAAAATCCACTACTGGCGAAGGCCTCAGATCCATCCTGATTAGAAGGAGGGATCGGAGAAACTACGCCAGGTGGATTCTTGTCGTTATCTTCAATTGAAAAACCAAATAATCTGGCCATTATATTTAAATACTAGACTGTCTTGTCTAGTTATTTATCATTCAATCAGAACCTCTCCAGCATTACCTGCGGTAGACTCTTGTGAGTTACCGATGGTGAAGTACTGAACGTCGAAGGTGATATCAAACTCTTCGAGCTGATCACCATTATCATAACTCAGTTCGATTGCACCTATCTGTGTTGGGAAGATATCGAAGAACTTGTAAGTTCTCAATATTGAAGATTCGCCACCAGCATTGGTAGTCGAGAATCTCTCAGCACCTCTACCGAGTTGAGTTACGAATGCATCGGTCATGTAAGATGATGGGTTGGTAACACCAGTTGCATCATCGAGTTTACTGATGACATTTGCCCATCTTTCGAATGCTGTTCTGAGTTGGAAGTCCTCATCATTGATGACTCTAACTGTCCATGCATCGAATGTTCTATCACCAGCAATTTTCAGTTGTCTTCCTCTGAAAGGAACTTCAAATGAATTGGTGTTAGAAGCAGGAAGCTGAGCAGCTTTACAAAGGAATTTGAAAGTGCCGTTCTCTGCAGTATCGCCACTTCCCCAGGCCTCAGTGATTGCCGAGGGGAAGGATGGGATAGAGACTTCAAATAGGTTAGGGCGGGCACCCCCGCCTTGAAGTCTGGTCTTAAATTGTGAAAGTGTTTTTGTTTCAGCCATTGGTTAATCCTCCGTAGTTATTTAATAAAAAATCAAACAGTACCAACGACTTCCTGGAAGTCAACACCAGTTCTGGTTGCAACGAACGTCAGGGTGACGTAGTTGATAGACTTGGTTGGTTTCAGGAAGATGTCTGCTCTGAACTCATTGTTATCAATGACATCAGGTGTGTTGTTTGTCTCGTCACAAACTACCAGGAAGTCATAGAGACCTCTCTTCGCTTGAACGTCACGGAGGTAAGGTTCAACGATGTTCACGAAATTAGCTCTCGTGTTTGAATCGTTAAGTTCGAAGAGTTGAGTGTGTGCAGCTCCTTCAAGTGCTTGTTCAACAGTCAGGAACAGTCTTCTAACGTTGATTCTATCAAACGCAGAAGCGTAACCCAGTGCTGTCTTATCACCGAACAGAAGAGTACCAGCTCCTCTTTGTGTGATAATCGAGTTGATTCGAGCACCGTAGAGTTGATCTCTCTGGTTCTTCGTTGGGTTGTATGCCAGTTTGACTGCGTTGTTCAGAATACCTCTCTGGAGACCAGCAGGTGAGAACCAAGGATATGCTTGGATCGAAGTTCTGACCATCAGACCAGCAATGTCACCGTTAGTTGGGATATAACGGAATTGGTTGTTGAATCTATCGAAGGTGTACTTGTAACCCGAATCGAGAACAGCGTAAGACGATGAAGAGATTGGAGCGTAGTACTGAAGGAGATTATTCGTTGCAGTGTTGGAGTTAGTGACGTTTACAACGTTATCTCTGTGTGGAGAAATTGTTGCAACACAGTCCTTTCTTTGACCTGCAATGGAGACCAGGTAATTAGCCTTAGCTTGTGACTGACTCTCAAGAGCCAGACCAGGACCCATGATCAGATAATCAACTGCGATCTCATCTCTGTTGGAGAAGTAGTTGTAACCAGTGATCAGATCACCCAGTTGGGCTTCCATACCACCACCAGACTGATAATCACTACCATTAACGAGTGAGTAAGAAACAGCACCAAGTGCAGCAAAGTTATTATTTGCTGCGGTTTGTCCCCAGAGACCTTCAGTGGTTGTGTAGGGTGTGAAGCTGGTTGAGAAACCTGAAGCTCTTGGAATTACGTTACGGACAATATCTTCTTTGATTGATGGGTTGTAACCAGCGAAGATATACTTAGAATTAAGTGACAGGTAATCCTTATAGAATGTCTTGGTAGGTGCATCTGCATCTGCCTCAGCATCAGAAGCTTTAGACAGTGAGAGATGTCTCTCAAGGATGTTACCCTGGATACCTGTAACGTCACCCGTATCATCTACAACAACGATGTGAAGTGCGTCGTTACTACCCTTTCTCTGGGTAACGTACTGAGTATCAACAGGTCTAGGAGCAATATTCTTCCAATACAGTGTTGAGTTTGTCAGACCAAGTGTCTGAGAATCATACCAGTCGGTTACAGAACCACCAGAAATCGTAGTTGTATATGCGATTCCAGACGAAGGTGTGATTGTCAGTGTATCACTATCTTTGAATGCTGCACCGTCAAAGGACTGTTGATAATCGACAGGAGTGACTGTACCAGCAGTAGAAACTCGTTGTTGGAATGTAACTCCTTGACCAACTGTGACAGTTGAAACACCGATTGATGAACCAACACTGACAAAAGTTGCACCGAAACCAGTAACATTAAAATTACTATTTGCACCTGGAATCGTCACGAACTGAGTGCCTGCATTAACAGCAGCTGTGCTCAGGCCTGTAGGACTGCTGATGAAGATGGTCGTGTCGTTTCTATTAATCTGTGCAGTAGTTGTTGTGACACCAACTGTCTGATAATCATCAATTCTTGGGAATACTCTCTCAAGAACTCTGACTTCAATTGAACTGTTTGAGTTCTGAGCATCGGTGTTAACACCAGTGATGATACCCTTCAGGTGACCAGTGAATGTATTGACAGCACCATTACCAGGGATGCTGATACTGTTTCTTGCAACAGAAACACCATACCCAACTTCCAGGTTTTCTGCACCAGGGTTGGTGGATGCAATACTGATAATTTGGTCAGCTTTGTTGTCAATCGTACAAACCATCAAACCATTACCCCATTGACCAGGGTTTTTGGTTGCGTAGTAGTAGGAAGTATCTGAAAGGTGATTGAGTTCATAATCGTCTTGGTTCTCAATCAGAACCGTTGCACCTGCAGTGATACCAACACCAGCATTAGCGTTGTTCAGGCTACCACCACCGACTCTAACAACTTTGAGGATTCCACCGTAAGAGAGGAATGAACTACCTGTCATCCAGTACTCATACTGTCTGTCAGTGCCGATTGGTTGTCCAAAAGTATCGAGGAATTGCTGTTGAGTCTCAATGGTAATTGGCTCGTTTACAGGTCCGATCGAGAAAGGACCAGCAATAGCACCAATGTTGTCAAGAACGTTCTCAGCTCTTCCAACAGTTAAGTCAACTTCCCTGACTAATACTCCTGGAGATAATTGAGGAGTAGGCATTTTCTATCTCTCCTGTGGGTCTCAGTTTAACTAATAATATTTAGAAATTTGACCTTTTTGAGAGGGTAAATAGGACGTAAACTACCAGTCTGGGTACTCCCACCTTGACT